TTAAATATTGGAAAAAAGATACAGCAGGTTTTAAATGCAATGATTTACCTATATCATCATATTGTGCGAGGGGCACATGTCTAAAAAGAAAATTTGGTATTGGTGGTCACTTTGATTCGCAGTGGCCATCAGTATCAGGTTTAATTAGAATCATGTACAAACCTGATCATGAATATTTTTTTAACGTTGAGGTGGCTGCAGATAAAATTGTACAAGTACACGCACGTAGCATTAAACAGTTTAACGAGATGAAACAAATGCGTAGTCTGATTGCTGATCATACAACAACGTATCCACCAAGTATAAAAGAAAAAGAATATCAAAATATATTAAATGGGTTGTGGGCAACCATGGAAACAATTCAACCGCCTGCAGGTACAAACCCTGTGGACATGTTAAAGAAAGAATTATTTACATATGTCAATGGACCTAAAGCTAGCTCGTACGCAGCATTTAAAAGTGGATCTGTATTACACGAAGATCAATATTTTTATTTTGTGTACGATAAGTTTTACGATGAATTAAAACGTGGAGATTGGAATCAAGAGCGAGCAAGAACAGCTACCATGATCAAACAATATTTCAAAGGTGAGTTTGATTGTCAAAAAAGATTTCCAAAAGGTGATAACGAAGAATCATTTCCACCATTACGAGTTTTAAAACTTCCAAAAGAAGGTTTAGAAAAAGAGGATATACCAGAAGAAATAATAGAAATAGAAGATAAGGAGAATATAGTATGACGCAAAAAATCCCAAGTATATTTGTATCTTTACCTGCGTACGATACAATGCATGTACCCACATGTTTATCGCTTGTAAAATTGTTTAATAAATTTACACTAGCAAAAATAAAAGCAGAAATAGGAACATTTAAATGTCCTTACGTTAGTTATGGAAGAAATGTTTTAACAGCATTATTTTTAGAATCAGGTTTTGACTATCAATTGTTTGTAGACGCTGATTTAGAATTTGAACCTGATGTCGTGGGTCGAATGATATTAGCTAAAAAAGATGCTATTTGTGTACCATATAGAAAAAAAACACAGGACCAAGTATTAAAATTTTCTATAGAGTTTAACGATCCAAGTAACATTGAAGTGGATGAAAAAGGAGTTGTAGAATTAAAAATGGGACCTGCAGGTTTAACATTAATTCATAGAAGTGTTTATGAAAAATTAATTAAAGACAATCCTGATCTAAAAATAAAACAGAAAGAAATAATATCTGAAAAAGCAAACTCATACTTCTATAATTTTTGGGACACAACTTTTACCAAAGATGGAACATGGTGGGGTGAGGATGTTAATTTTTGTAAATTAATTAAAAAATCAGGTTTTAAATTTTATGGAGTAGTTGATGGACAAACAACACATCACGGATCATTTGGCTGGACTGGATCACTCAAAGATGGGTTTAAGAAAGCCAATGGAAAAGATCAATAAAATCTATGGACCACCGGGCACCGGTAAAACATTTAGATTAATTAGACGTGTAAAAGCGTACGAACGTATTGGTGTGCCTTTACACAAGATAGGTTATTTTGCATTTACTAGAAAGGCTGCAGAGGAAGCACGTAAAAGAATTAATGTATCTGAAAAAGAAGTACCATATTTTCAAACAATACACGCGTTCTGTTATCACTTACTGGGATTAAACGAAGAGGACATCATGCAGCCGTATCACTACGAAGACCTTGGTAAAAAATTAAACATAAGAGTTTCGTTCAATGATAAATATAACGAAGAAGAAACACATTTTTTAAGCTGTAATAATCCATACTTTCAAATGATACAACGGGCTATAAATAAAGATATAGATATTAGAGCAGAGTTTGATCTTAACGAACATGATAAAAAACAAGTAAATGATTATGATACTCTCAATCATATTTACAGAAATCTTTTAGTTTACAAAAATAAAAATAATCTTTTTGATTTTAACGATATAATAAAATCTGTTTTAAATTCTAATAAAATACCCATGTTCAAAGCTATATTTATTGATGAGGCACAAGACTTATCACCATTGCAATGGCAACTATATGACAAACTAAAATATCATTGTGAGCAAATGTATCTAGCTGGTGACGATGACCAAGCTATTTATGCTTGGGCGGGAGCTGACGTCAAAAGATTTGTAAAAGAACCTGCAAGAGAGATTGTATTAAGAAGATCAAGACGTATATCTAAAGCTGTTCAAGAAGAATCGACAAGACCTATTAATAATATTATTGGAATTAGAAAACTAAAAAAATATTATCCAAGAGATTATGAAGGTGAATCACACTACATATCTGATCTTAACCAAGTTGATCTGACACAAGGTAAATGGCTAATACTCACACGAACTAAAAGTAATCTGTTAGATATCATGAAAGATTTAAAACGTAAAAATTTTTATTATCAAAGTAACAAAGGTAAAAGTTTTAAAGTTGGTATGTACGAGGCTGCAATAGCATACACTAAATGGACAATGGATGAGTTGTTGGATGACAAAGAAATAAGTGCAGTAAAAGAATTTATACCTAATGCAGATTGGGATGTTAAAGTTCCATGGTATGATAAGTTTGTAGCAGATCAAAAAGAAATTTTATATTTAAGAAATTTAATTGCATCGAAAGAAAACTTAAAAGAGAAAGCAAGAATATGGTTGTCAACTATTCATGCAATAAAAGGTGGTGAAGAAGATAATGTAATTTTATCTTTGCATCAAGGACGTACTGTTCAACAAGGAATCAAATCAAGTGTTGACAAACAAGATGAAGAGCATAGAGTGTGGTATGTTGGAGTTACGAGAGCAAGAAATAATCTATACAAACTGAGAGCAAAAAAGAAATTAAGGGAGTATCAACTATGACAGATAAAAATATATTGGACGAGGCGTTTCCACAATATACTCAGGTCGGCGGGAATCACTACACCAAGTTTCCTATCCAACCTTACGAGTTTATTTCTAAAAACGATCTATCGTTCTTTCAAGGCAACGTTGTTAAATACGTTTGTCGCTATCAACGTAAGGGAGGCGCAGAGGATATTAAAAAGATAATACATTACTGTCAGCTAGAATTAAAAAAAATGAGAGACATGAAGAATAAATGATAACTAATATAAGTAATCACATAATAATAAAAGATAATTTTTTTAGTGAAACAATTTATAAAGAAATATTAATTGACATATCTAGATTAAAATTTCGTAACAGAAACGAATCTGTAGGTAGTAATTTAAAAAACATTTATCAAAAAATATATTTTAATGTCCCGTTAAGTAAAGATCATTTCGCCGTACAAGAAACTATTAACATTTTAAATGGTTATGGACTTAAAGTAAATAAAGGAGATCATAATTATTTTTTAAGTTCATCGCACGAAGGTGCATCTATACATAATGATGACGCAAGATTAAATTGTTTAATATATCTAAAAGGTAGAAATTTAATGAATAGTGGCACTGGTTTTTATGATAAAGAAGAAGATAACTATCATTTAAGAACCCATGTCGGTTTTAAAGAAAATCGTGGTATCATATTTGATTCAAAGATATATCATTCGACTACACAGTTTGAAAAGGATTCTGGTTCACGATACGTAATGGCAAATTTTTTTGATTTGGAAGAAAACAAATGATATTACCTCAAACAGAATGGGTTCAACCTACAGAGTATCCAGATCTTAGATCTTACGATGAGATTGCAATAGACTTGGAAACAAGAGATCCAGATTTAAAATCAAAAGGATCTGGTGCAGTTATTGGTAATGGTGAAGTTGTTGGCATAGCTGTGGCTACATACAATGACAAATGGTATTTTCCTATTGCCCACCAAGAAGGACCCAATATGAACAGGGACAAAACTTTAGAATGGTTTAAAGATATTCTTGATTGTCCAGCTACAAAAATATTTCATAACGCTATGTACGACGTATGTTGGATACGTAGTTTAGGCTTAAATATCAATGGTTTAATAGTAGATACGATGATTGCGTGCTCATTGTTAGATGAAAACAGATTTTCATACACACTAAATACTTTGTCTTGGCATTTTTTAAACGAAGGTAAAAA